TGAATATATTTAGCTACAGCAGCAGCTCCTTGTTCAGGAGTTTTAGCATGACTAAATATGTATTTCATTTCAAATACAGCATTGTTGTCTGCATTTTTATTCCATTCAGTTCTAAATTTGCGATTAACATTTGCATCGCCAAATTTTTCACTTGCTTTGTCTGCACCAAAAGATTGACCATAAGAGTTTTCAAGATTTGCTGCATTGCGTCTTGCAATATCAATTAATACTTTAGGATCATAAACAACAGAACCATTTGCATGAGCAACCAATCCTTGACCAGCTACAGTATCTAATGAACCACCTTGTGCATTAATTTGAGCAATTTGAGCATTAGCCAAATCTTTTGATAATTGTTGATATTCAGGTGTGCCAATTTTTGCTTTTAAAGAACGCTCTGCTGTACCAGCAGCACCACCAAAAATAGTATTGCCCGCCAACATTTCAGCTTGATCTATTAATTTGTCATAATTTTGACGAATAGCAGGATACTGAGTTTGAATTGGTTTAAGGTCTTGGCGGTATTTAGCACCATAAGTTCTGTCAACTTCTTCATTAGGGTTTTGTGGGCGAACTTGACCAGGCACAGGTGGCTGATAAGGTGCTGACTCTGGTTGACTATATGACTCTGATGCTTTTGTTGTGCTAGTTTGTTGTTGTTGACCTGGCAATGGTGGGGAAACAATTCCTTTAGTAGCTCCAGCAAAAGCGGTTTCAGGTGCTTGTGCGCCATAAGTCATTTGATATAACTTTTTATAAGCAGCTTCAGGGCCTTGTTTTTTGTATTCTTCTTTAATAAGTTCTAAAGGATTGCCAGGACTAGAAACATCTAATCCTTGATTTTTTGCAGTTCTTTCAACAAATTCAAACTCGTGATCCATTTTTTCAGGATTAGTCCAATTAGAGCTTGCTAATAAAGAATTAGCTAAACCTTTTACTTTGTCAGCCTTAACTTGTGCAAGATTAAATTGTGCAGATTCGGTAGCAGTTTGTTCTTGTTGTAATTTTAAAGGATTAACTTGTTGTGCTTGTTGATAAGCCTGCGCTCCACGAGCTATATTGAGCATATCACCTATGCTTGTAACTTGCGGGGGTTTTATTTCAGAAGCTACTGTAGAAACGTTGTAATCAGCCATGATTTTTCCTTATGCTAATGCAAAAGCATCACCTAAAAAACTGCCTCCAGATGTTGCACCGCTTCCAATAGCCGTAGCATCAAGAGGGGCTGATGAACCGCTCAGTACATTACTTAAAAAGCCAAGATTACCAAGATTTTGTGCTGCACCAGAATAAGCATTTGCTGCTCCAACTTGACCAGCAGCCTGAGCGTTTGCTGCTCCTACTCCAAGACTTGCAATACCTTGAGCTGTTCCTGTAGAAAGGTTACCAAGACCTGATACAGCATTTTGACCAATTTGAGCTATATTTGATAAATTGCCATAAATGTTTTGACGTTGATTTTGATAATTGCTAAATGCTTGTTGGTATGCGTTTCCAGCATAGTTTTGCGTATAATTTTGTAACGCTTGTTGAGCGTTACCACCTACAAGACCGCCTGTAGCATTTGCATTAGCATTTTGAGCTTGTTGGCCTTGTTGAAGCTGAAATGCGTAATTAGGAGCTAATTGAGCATTAAGGTCTTGATTGTTAAATTGGTTAGTCAAATATCCATTATTTAGCATATTGGATATTGATGTTGTGCCTTGTGTCCCCAAATTGGTATAAGGGGTGTAATATGGTGTCATATTTGCAAGGTTTTGCTGCAAAGTAAGTTGACCTTGTTGCGCTCCCTGAGCAGCAGTATTTCCTGCTTGCGATGCTCCACCGCCCCCAATGAGGCCACCTACTACGTTTCCAATAATCGGGGCTGCTACAGCAGTAAATACACTTCCACCCATAATTTCTCCAATCTAATACAGTAATTGTCTCATTTTTACAACATCTTAGTAAAGACTTTATCCATCAATTTGAACCCAAAATACTCAAAAAGACTACTATTGTCTGAATGAACCTTAGTTGCGTAGATCAATCTGTCAACCTTTAATTCTTTCATTACTTTTTCAGCAAATTGGAACATCCTAATACCAGTACGACCTTTGCGATATTCTTTTTTTAAAAAGTAAATATCCTCAAAAGCTGTTAAACAAGTCTTGTAATGCAGATGGGGAGCTACAAAAAATATAATGTATCCGACCAATTTTCCATCATCTTTACAAGTTATAAACTTTAATCTGCCCATATCTAAGAGCTGTTTATAAACATCCCAATCAGGATCAAGAGGAAAAGTTTTAGTTACCGATAATTCCTCGTAATGATCCTGAATTATTTCTTTTAAAGCATCTAAATTTTTTAGCCAATCGTCATCTTTATATTCAATCATACGTTGTAATAAGGCACTTTATAAGGCTTACCTTGAACAGTAATATTGATAAAACCTTGTGGGTTAGTAGGCAAAGTAGCTGTTCCTTTAGTGGCGTTTGTAGCCGAACTAAAGTTCAAAATGTTTAAAAACCATTGTTGCCACGCCCGTGTGGGCAATTTTGTCTGATCGTCAATTAAAGGGGTTACAGGGTATGGATTACCCTGAGTTGATCCCCAAATATCATTTGCCATCAATTTTCCCCTTCTGATGCTTTTAAGTTAGCAGATACGATTACAGCCTTAACAGGATCAGTAACAACTACTTCAAAAATACGATCCCTTGACCAGCCTAATCTGCGCCAAATAGCACGATTACTATATTTACCGATTTTACCAATACCTGTCCAATGCTCGTTTGACCATGTTGAACCACCATCACTTGACCAACGTAACATAGCTTGAGGGTTAGTGGTGTCAAAAGGAACAACGACTGTTCCTGGCTGAATAATTAAGACATTATTAGGAGCAACTGTAATAACGCTAGATGGAGCAATAATATAAGGTGACTGAACAGTTGTTGTTTGACCTGGCGTTGGGGGATAAATAATAAATGTATTGCCAAAAGCAATCGTTTGCGAAGTGCTTGGAGCAATCGTATATGGCGATGGAGCGTAGCTTGTAGTTGCTGTATCCGTATAAACAGGAGCAGGGCTACCTGTTGTAGTGGAAATAGAATTATTGCCTGCAGCTACCCCAATTCCTGAAAGACCTACACCTGGCTGAAATTGAATTTGCAATTCATCAAAGTATTGACGTTGTAAATCTGTAACTAAATGGGGCGCTCTACGCAATCTGCGAATCTCATCGCCATTGTCGGTATAGTTATTAGGGTCTAATTGATAAATATGGCCATTTTCCCAATCGCCAACTAATACGGAATCATTAAATACAGTAGCGCAATTAGAGCGATGGCGATGGTAGATATTGTTTGTATCAACATAGAGCCATTTATGCCATAACTGGGTAGAAATGTCATAAGCCCAAGTTAAATCAAGCGTAGGGAAAGAGATTACATAAACCTCATGACCTTCTAACTGATAAGTATAGGCAACGGCATCTTCAACATACTGGTTGACTAAGGTGTTTTCTACAGCGTGGGTTGAAATTCTTTGTGGGAAATAGCCATTCATCATTACAATTTCTGATTGCCCACGATTGTTTTTAGCCAAATATGCAAAAGAATTACCTAGTCTGGCTACAGAGAATTTAGCTGCTAGACCATGCTGACTTGAACTGCCTGGGATTCTTTGAAACGGAAATGGGAATGTTCCTACGTCTGACCATACTTCTGAGGTAGTTTCGCCCAATAAATAGACTTGTCCATGATCGCAAATTAGCGATACAAGATTGTCAGGCCCAGTAAACTTGGAAGCGTAAGAAAGCCCATAAGTAATAGGGCTAAGAAGATTAGAAGCTGCCCATTGTTGGGTATTAGGATCGTTATAAACAAAGTAATTATCTACAACATCGACTGAAGAACCGCCTGTAAAAGCCCCATCAGAACTAGGTAATACTGAAAACTCCACGGCATACATTGTTTCCGATGTGGATTCAGTTTGGGTAGAGTTGATGACATAACTACCTGTGCCACCTGTTCCTGTACCCGTTGAAAGGGTAAGGGTTAACCCTGTTCCAGCATTATTGGTGCTTGTAGAAGCAGGATTTATAGGCACAGATGTATAAGAACCTGCATAGGTCATAGAAAGCCCTGTAATAGAGCCTGATGAGCCTATTGAGGTGACTTTATAGGTAGCTGGGCTACTTCCATAAACACCGCCTAAAACTGTTACAAGATCATTTAAAGCGTATCCTGTGCCTGCTGTGGTGATTGTTTGACTTAATACTGTTCCTGATCCAAGTGCAGTAATAATCGTATTAGGTAGTACGTTTGCACCTACGATGGTTTGACCTGGATATAAGATACCGCTTGTTACTGCTGAAACAGTTAAAGTTGTGCCAGAAATTGTGCCTGTAAATATTGCACCGCCACCATTAGTATTTAATAATTGAGCAGTAGCAATCGTATAGGAATTGTTGATTGTATATGTGCCTACACCGCCTGAACCTGATCCTAACGCAGTAACAACAGTTTCTAAGCCTATTCCTGTGCCATAAAGCGACTGACCTACTTTAATTTGACCTTCTCTAACCTGAGAAACAGTCAAAGTAGTGCCTGAAATTGTGCCTATAAAAGAACAAGCATCAGGCTGAGAAATTCTCCATGTATAACGATAAGTTCCGTCAACAATATAGACATTTAATCCGTTATCTGTAATGCCTACCTGTCCTGTTCCTGTATTTAAAATACCGATAACATAGGGAACATAGGAAGAATCCATTGCATAGACATATTGACCGCAAACTGCGACCATATATTTTCCACCAGCTAATGTTCTCATTCCCCGCACAGGGGATTGCGCTGGCAAAGCAACTACAGAAGTTAAGCCAGGAGTAGGATATAAAGCAACAACACCACGAGAACCTTGAGGTTTAGTGGGATCAATTTCAGGTCGCCAATTTATACACTCTTGGGCATCTTGATACAAAGATGGTGCTTCGTAACTTGCTCCGACAAAGCCAAAATCCATTTTTTAACCTTATCTAAAGAAGCCGCCGCTGAGCACCCAACCTGCATCCTTTTGACGGCTTGCCAACATTGCATCTGCAAAACGAGCCGATTGAACTGGGCGCATATTGGTGCGTTTAACTGTAGCTTTAGCTTGCGCTGCATACGCATTAATCATCGTAATTTGGGTCTGAGATGCTTTGCCATACATAGGCATTAAACGCTCTGCTAAACACCATCTTAGAGCCATTGTGTAGCCTTGTGGCAAGTTAATGTCATCATAGATAGTCGTAAATTCGCTGAAAATATTGTCAGCAAAGATGTGCATTTCGCCCTGAGATGGGTTAGGCCATACAAAAATGTTACCCAATGTTTCTGTTGGCTGATAGTAAAGAGCTTTTGGCCACGGGCCATTTAAAGTCTTTAAACCAATCATTTCATAATCTTCTACGTTCAAAATAGAAACTGGGTAATCTAAGCCACCATTGTTAATTGGGATTCCATTAGAGTTTGTATTAATACGCACAAAAGCGGAATTAATTGTTAATGGGCGTTGATAATAACCAGTAAATGTAAGGCTAGATAAACTTTGTGGGATATTGACTAAATATGTTCCTGCTTCGTTTACGTTGCCACCAGCACCTGTTAGGAATTGAACAATCTTAGTGCCCGCTGCCACGCCCAATCCTGTGATTGTTTGACCAATCGAAATACCGCCAGAATTGATAGAAGTAATTGTTAAAACATTACCTGAGATTGAGCCTACAAAACTACAGCCAACTTGACCACCTGGGCCAATCGTATATTGCGTTTGTCCTGCTGTAATAGGAAAGATGATTTCATTTTTATAGAAAACCATCATATCTTCGTTAGACCATTGCCCAACCATATCATTGAGCATATCAAAAGCATCTTGGACTGCATCAGCAGATGGTGTTTCACCTGCCTCTAATGCGCCAATATCTTTTAAAGCACGACTGATAATGTCTAGGGCTTTAGCCATAATTAGATACCTACTTTAGCGTTCAAAGCTGTAATTTGTGCTTCTTGTGCATCTACTTTTGCGGATAACTCTTTAACTGCGTTTACCAATAACCAAGTGATTTCAGTAGCATCAAACTGTTTAACATCAGTATTTAATTCATCAGTTGGATTTAGTTTTACTGAATAAGTGCTTACAGTATTAGGCAATACAGTTTGAATTTCGTCAGCAATAACACCTAGACCAACTTGACCTTTGTTTGTATGGGCTAAACCATTGTAAGTCCATGTCTTAGGGTTTACTTGTAGGATTTTTTCTAAACCATCTGTAAATGGTTGAATGTTATCTTTTAGACGAATATCAGATGGATTGCTCCAAGTTGTGCCTGTTGTTTTTTGTGCAATAGGGCCATTAATAATAATATCGCCTGAACCATCAAGTTTTAATGAGCCAGCACCATTACACAAAATCTCTGTATAACCAGCGTTGATGTCCATACCAAAACCAGCAGTAGAACCAATTTGTAGTCCTGTTGTAGCTACAACTGTGCCTGAACAAGATAGACCGCCACAGCTAACTACGCTTGAAAATGTTGCGCTGCTTAAACTTGCAGCAGAAATAGCAGTAGCAGGCGATGTTGATGCCCAACCAGAGCCTGTAGAGGTCAAGAAATTGCCTGAAGTTCCTGTAGAAGTAAGTCCTGTGCCACCGCTTGAATATAGTAATGTGCCACCTAAAACTACGTTTCCTGAAGCTGGTGTGCTAGGGGTTAAACCTGTAGAACCACCTGAAACAGTAGTAACCGCACCACCGCCACCGCCTGAAAATGTCAAAGTTCCTTGAACTGTTAAGTTTTTAGGAATAGTGATGTTTTGCGATGCGTCAATATAAAGTGCAGATTGACCGCCTGTTTGTAATTGTAGAGTACCGCTTGCGTCTGCTGTTTCTACGATACCAGCAGAAGAAGCATTAATAGTAGATGACATGGTTATAGTCCTATATTTGGTTTAAAGGTTGGTTTAACCCACGGCAAACTGCTTTTCTCGCTGTTTAATGCTTTCAGTTGCTGTTCTAGGTTAGATTTTATGATATTTGAGCCATCTTTACTAGCTTCTTCTTCGATCCATTGAACGATAAAGCGTTCTTCTAGCTCATTAAATGGAACTTTGTTACGAGGCTCTAAAAATGTCCATTCGCCTTGTGTTTCTACTGTGTTTTTATCATCAGATAAAGATACAAAATAATGCGCTGCAATCAACGCATCATTCTCAACAGTAATATCGGTAATTTTCCAATTCATATTAAGCCGTTGGTTTAGTTGTAACAGTTTGCCAAGCAGGAGTAGGAGCTTTAGGAAAAACTGGCTGAGTTGTTGGAGGATTTACACCAATAGCACGAACTTGACTGCGATAAGACAAAAACTCTGCTTGATTGCTTAAATATGGGTTAGATAAAGCAGGGTCAGCTACGCTTGCAATAGCAGTCCAATCTGTAGCAGAAAGCAGTTGTTGCGCTGTAGCAGAAGTTTGAGCTTGTAAATTAGCAATATATTGAGCTTGTTGCTCTGCGCTTAAAGCTAAAACTTGCCATGCTTGATACCATTGATTATTTGTCTGCACAGGTGTTGTTTGCTGAACATATTGCGTTGCAGGGTCATAACTTGGCTGTGGACTATCAAATACAGGCTCATAAGGTGCTGGAGCTACAAAAGGCGTAGGAAAGCTGGTATTAGGATATTCATCTTGGATTTGCTGTTGGCTTACTGGATAAGCCATTGTTTGTGTGTTGATAAAGATTGCCATGATTGTCCTATGCAATAGCTAAAAAGATATAAGAACCACCATTAATATTAACAGTAGATGAAGCATTAGAAGTTAAAGTAAATCCAGCAGATGAAGCATAAACTCCGTTGTTGCCTGTTACTTGAGGATTGGTTGTGTCCCAAGTTAAATAAGGGCTAGATGAACTTGTAAGACCATTAGCCGAATCAAATACATACCAATCACCTGTAGAGTCTGTGCGCCTAATTAAAATAAACCTTGCACCACCAGAACCAAATCCACAAGCTATAGACTGTCCTGTAGCATTTCCTGTGTAAGAACCAACTTTAGATACTCCAGCACAAGTAGCAAATAAATAAGCTACATAATTATTACCAGCAGAACCAACAACACCACTAGCATTTGTAGTAAATACTGTAGAAGTTGGGCTTGTATTATTCCAAAATGCAGTTGTATTTTTTGGATTTGAAGAACTCAAATAAATATTTTGTGTATTACCCAAAGCAGCATGGTACACAGCCCAGTTTTGTGTTGAAGTTCTGCATTTTATAATCATCATTTCTGGTGCAACAGTAAGATTATGATTAATTGTGTTTGTAGAACTACTTCCTGAGTAACAAACCTCATCAAAAAATGTAGGTGCTCTGCGGAAAGACCAATAAGTTACAGGATTTCCGATGCCTAATTGACTATTATTAAAAGCATCAATATATCCAGTATTGTTATCCATTGCATAACCAGTACCACTGGAACTGCTTGTACTTTCTGCCGCTGTTGTATCTGATTCTAAGTAAGCATATCCGCCAGCATAGCTAGAGGTATTGTAAAAAGTACCCCTTAATCTATCCATAAATACATCACCATGTCCTAAGGCTTGACTATTTTGCATAGCCATTGCTAAATCTACTGGAAACCCTGTAGTAATTAAGTTTGCTGCATTTAATGGGTTGCTTGTTGGAGTTGCTATAGCAGGACTAAACACACTCGTACCAGTAGTAGGTGGTTTATTAGGTCTGCGGATTGCTATATAAATTAAACTTGTAGAGCTATTAAATAGTCCTGGAACACCATAAAAACCAGTTGCTGTAGGGGTTAAATATGGAGAGCCATTTGCTTGAGCACCAGCAGAACCTGTATTTGTATAAAGATATTCCAATCCTGTCTGGGACATTCTTCGCATCACATCAAGAATATACCAACCTTGAACATTATTTGTATCTTTTAAAATTACAAACTGAGGCTCCCATCCTAAATTTACAGGATTTAAATTACCACTTGCATCAGTTGTAGCTACTCCACAAGCAATAGCGCTATCTGTTCCTGTTGCTCCAAATCCACCAGCTTGGTCAGCAAAAATATAAGCAATGTAAGTTTGACCTGAAGCATTAACTGTAGCGTTTGTGCCAACAGTAAATTGAGTAGATGTAGGAGCAGTATTATTCCACC